TGCATACCGGGAAGCCTGAGGTGGGCGATGGGCAGGCATTGCCCCATGTGGACATTGCTCAGAGCGAACCCACGACCGCAGAGCCGGTGGTTGACCTCAGCTCGTTATGATCGACTACAACATCATCGCAACTGGCAGTAAAGGCAATGCGGTGGTGATTGACCAAAAAATCCTGATTGACTGCGGCGTTTCGTTCAAGGCGCTGTCGAAAGTATACCGGGCGTTGAAGTTGGTTCTGCTCACTCACATTCATGGTGACCACTTCCAGCCGACAACGCTCCGGCTTTTAGCGGAAAAACGCCCCACACTCCGCTTTGCGTGCTGTGCATGGCTGTGCAAGCCGCTGGTGGATGCAGGGGTGCCGGTCTCGCAGATTGATGTTCTGGAGCCGGGGCACATGTACGGATACGGCATCTGTAATGTCAGGCCCGATATGGTCAAGCACAATGTTCCGAACTGCGGGTGGAAAGTCTGGCTCCAGTCAGGAAAGCTGTTTTACTGCACAGACATGAACAATTTGAACGGCATCACGGCTCCAAACTATGACCTGTACATGGTGGAAGCCAACTACGATGACGCAGAAATCCAAGCCAAAATTGCAGAGAAAAAGCTGAACGGTGAGTACATTTACGAGCTGGGAGTGCTGCACAACCACATGAGCCTTGCCAAAATCAATGACTGGTTATACGCCAACATGGGGCAGAACAGCGCCTATATCTATATGCACTGCCATCAGGACAAGGAGGATGTCACATGACCGGGCGGCTGGTTGACATGGCTTTTACCCTCGGTGGGAAACAGCGGGTCACTCTGGAAATCAACGGCGACTTCCGGGAAATCTGGGACAAGCTCCATCAGGAGCCGGTTCTGGATGTGGAAATCAAAAAGCACCGTGAAAAGCGCAGCCTGTCGGCAAATGCGTATTTCCATGTCCTGTGCAACAAGATTTCTGCGGAGACCGGCGAGAGCGAAGATACCGTGAAACGGCGGCTTGTGGTTTCGTATGGAGCACTTGCCCGCGACAAGGACGGAAAGACTGTTGGACTGAAGCTCCCACCGACCGTAGATCCAAGCGATTTTTACCCCTATGTCCGGCTCTATGAAACCCGGCAGGAAAATGGAAAAGACTATTCCTGCTATTTTGTCTACAAGGAAAGCCACAAGATGGATTCAAAGGAATTTGCTCATCTTGTGGACGGTGCAATTGAAGAAGCCAAAGAACTGGGCATCCAGACCGATACCCCAGAACAGTTGGCTCGGTACAAAGAAGAATGGTCGAAATGACCGGAAAGGACATTTCTATGGAAATGATTTCGATTCCCTTTGAGGAATACAATGAACTTTTCCAGCTCCGGCTGGAATTGCACATGATTTATTCCAAGTGCAGGAAAGACGGCGCAATTGAAGCAGGAATGTTCGCTGATGAGCTCATGAAGATGCTGCATTCGGATGTGTTCCCTCTGAAAGCCGATGCCGTACCTGTGGCATCTGAGAAAGTGCCGAAGGTGATTTCTCATGCTGAACAGCTGTGATTTTCAGGGGCGGCTTGCAGCTGATCCTGAGCTGCGGACCACCCAGACGGGAAAGCAGGTGGCAAGTTTTCGCATGGCGGTTGACCGGGATATGGTGGATGCCAACGGCCACCGCCCCACGGACTGGCTCACTTTTACCGCATGGGGCAAGACGGCGGAGTTCGTCAACAGGTATTTCCACAAGGGGAGCGCGGCTGTGGTTCATTCCCGCTGCCAGACGCGGCAGTATGAGGATAAGAACGGAAACAACCGCACAGCGATTGAGTTCGTGGTTGACAACATCTATTTTGCAGGGCCGAAGCAGGACAACCAGCAGGGGGCCGTGGATGATGGCGGGACGAACCCACCACCGGCCACCTATCGGAACCAGCAGCCGCAGCCCCAGCAGATGGGGTTTGCCACCCAAAGCCAGCGCCAACAGTGGCAGGGAGCCGCCGATCATCCCGGCAATGTTCAGGTCAGCCAGAGCTTTTATCAGGGCAGCGACGATGATTTCTCGGTTCTGGACGATGCCGATGATCTGCCGTTCTAACCGAGGTAAGGGGGTGGTTGGATGGTAAAGCCAGACAACTACGTTATGCTTCTGGGCTGGATGCGCACTGAATTGAACCTCAAAGGAAACGAATTGAACTTATATGCAATAATCTACGGATTTACGCAAGATGGCGAAACTGAATTTTCGGGAAGCATCCGCTACATGCAGGAATGGCTTGGAGCGGAAAGCAAGCAGACCGTGTTCAATACGCTGGATAAGCTCATCAAAAAAGGGCTGGTTCAAAAACGCACAGAGGTTGTAAATGGCATCAAGCACAATTATTATCTGGCGGCTCCGAGGGGTAGTCTAAAAATTAGACCACCCCAGTCCAATTTTTATACCGGGGTAGTCCAAAATTTAGACCACCCTAGTCCAAATTTTAGACCTAATAATATAGAAGATAATATAGAAGATATTCTAGTTATAGAGGACGGCGGCACCCGCAAAAAAGACCCACGGCTGGATGCAGACCTGAGCAAGATAATCAATGCGTATCAGGCCAATATTGGAACCTGGCCGCGTATCTTGACGGACGACCTACAGCGCTGGAGAGAACAGTTCAGCACAGAAATGTTGCTTTTGGCGATTTCTGAGGGTGCAAAGAACGGCGCCCATAAGTGGAGCTATATTGAATCTATATTAAGGCGATGGAAAAAAGACAACATCAAAACTCCCGGTGACTTTGAAGCGTGGGAAGCACAGCGAAAGCCTTCAACTGGGCAACAGCCGAAACGCTCTGCGGCCGAGGATTATGATGAAATCTTTAGAGAACTCTTAGGAGGCTCAGCGTGACAGACAAAAAACTGAAAGAACTGCTGATAGTGATTGACAATCGCTATGGCCGTGTTCGCAGCAAAGAAGATCGTATAATCGATCTCAAAACTTGTGTTCAGGCATTCGGCATGGTTCCTGACGAAATTGTAGAAAAGGCACTATATGCTGCATTTGCGAAGTGCCGGTTTCCGAATCAGATCATTGTTGACTGGTGTGAGGAAATTAAAAAGTTGCAGGCTACTGTGAAGCCCTCGGCAAACGACCTCTGGGCGCAGGCGGCAACCGCCGCCCGGCAGATTACGGCAAACCTGTACTACATGACTCACGGCGGGCTGGTAACTCCTACCGGGAAGCTCACCGGGGAGGACTTCAAGACCCGCAATGCTGAGATTTTCGCCACCCTGCCGGTGGCGGTGCAGCGCTGGGCTGGCTCTCCGGCAGAGCTGAGCACGACCTTTGGCCGTGACAGCGCAGACCTGCTCCAGTTCGTGAAGCCGGGCTTCATTCGGGCTGTACAGGATGCCCCGGTTGAGAATTTGAAGCCCCCGGCACTGCCCGGCGGGGCAAAGGCTCAGATTGGAGGTTGAAATGCAGTTTCGTTCTATCGTGTCGCTGGCCTGTGCAGTCAGCCTTTTTACCGGCAGCGCTCTTGCCAGCGCGGTCTATGCCCGCCGGGTGGATGAACTCACCATGGAGAGGGATATTTACGCCAGCCGGGAAGAAAACTGGATGAACAAGGCCGTGGAGCGCAAGGAAACCATTGAGCAGTTGCAGACCGAGGTTGAGCAGCTCACGGACACCATTGCCGCAGATCAGAGCATTGCCCTTACATACGCAGGGGAGTTTCACTGCACAGCCTACTGCTCCGAGGAATACCCGCATATCTGCGGGGAGGGGCAGGGCATCACTTCCAGCGGCGCAAAGGTTCAGCCGGGCGTGACGGTGGCCGCAGACACCAGCATCTTTCCCTATGGCACGGTCATTCTGATTGAGGGCGTAGGGATGAGAGTGGTACAGGATACCGGATCGCTCATCAAGGAAAATGCCTTAGATGTGGCCGTAGGCACCCATGCGGAAGCGATTGCGTGGTCTGGCTGGGGTTCTCACAAGGTCTGGATTGTGACGGGAGGTGAGACGGATGCCGCTGAATGAGTACGGCGAAAAGCTGGATTCCAACGGCTATGCACCCAGCATCCTGCATGATAAGCCGGTCTGCCTGATCTGCGGGCGGTATGGTACAGCACGGCATGAGGTGTACTTCGGGAGTGCCTACCGGGCAAAGAGCAAGCGTCTGGGCCTGTGGGTGACACTTTGCCCGTGGTGCCATCAGAACGGCCCGACCGCCATCCACAACAATCGTGATGCTGATCTCCGGCTGAAGCGCTGGGCGCAGAAAAAGGCTATGGAACACTACGGCTGGCCGGAAGCCCGGTTTATTCAGGAATTTGGGAGGTCGTATTTATGAGTGAAAAATGCCCGATTATTGCCATTGATCCGGGCAACAAGCAGAGCGCCTACTGCGTTATCGACTGCAACACATTGAGGCCGCTGGAGTTCGGCAAGGTCGACAACGAAGAATTGCGCAACAAGCTGGTTTTCGCCAATGAACAGGACTGGCAGTGGGCGGCCATTGAAATGGTGGCTTCCTACGGCATGGCCGTAGGCAGGGAAGTGTTTGATACCGTCCTCTGGATTGGGCGTTTCTATGAAGCACTGTCCATCCAGATGGCGCAGAAGCCGCGGCTTCTCTGCCGCATCGAAGAAAAGCGGCACATCTGCCATGACAGCCGGGCAAATGACCCGGCCATCCGGCGGGCGCTGATTGACCGTTTCGCAACCCACGATTTGAAAAACGGAAAAGGCACCAGCAAGAACCCGGATTTTTTCTACGGTTTCAAGGCGGACATTTGGGCGGCATACGCCGTCGGCCTGACTGCCATTGAAAACCATAACAATGATTACAAAATTTCATCTGATTGCTGAAAGGAGTACATACCATGAGTGAAATTTCCAACTACGAGGCCCAGAAGAAAAAGCTGCAGGGCCTGTGCGATGAGCACAACTTCACGTTCCGCTTCTTCAAGGATCGCTATCCCATCACGCTGGTGATCACCCCCATCAATGACGTTGCCACCCAGATGGATATGCTGGGCAATGTGGAAGAAACCGGCTATTGCAGTCAGGATTCTTCTATGTGCTGGTACTTTGAGAACAGCGAGCTGAAGACCAAGGTCAAGGGTACGTTCAGCATCGACAAGGTTCTCCGCACCAAGATTGAGAACATCCTGCTGAAGATGATCTCTTTCTGGCAGCAGTACTTCTTCCGTGACCTGATGGAGAGCGGCAAACTCCGCAATTTCGGCGTGCCGGTGCCTGATGTGCCGGATTCCAATTCTCAGAGGGATTCCAAGCAGGACACCAAGCAGGAGACCCCGCAGGACGACACCGACGATGAACCGGCCGAGGACTCCGCTGAGGACGATACGGAGGAATAACCGATGGCAAAGGCAACGGCAGTGCGAAACATCCGGGACGACCACCAAAAAGCATTCCTGAAAATCTTCAACAGTCTGTGCGGCCGGTTCAATCGGTGGCAGGTCTGGCAGGACTTCGTGATGGTGACCGCCATTGAGATTTCCAATGCCACCGACAAACAGAATGCTCCAGAGCGCACCAAAACCTATCAGACCATCATTTCCAAGTACAGCGATGCCGAGCAAAATAAATTTGCTGAATTGCTGGCCGAGGTCATCATGGGAATGGAGCAGAACCCCGACCAAGATTTTTTGGGAGAGCTGTACATGCTCTGTGAGCTGGGCAACGATGCATCCGGGCAATTCTTCACCCCGTATGACGTTTGTAGGTGCATGGTGGAAATCTCCGGGGGAAGCGACCCGGCGGCAGAGAATGCCGGATTCTTTTCGGTTTCGGACCCGGCCTGCGGTGCGGGCGCACTGCTGATTGCTTTTGCCAACCTGTGCAGGAGAAAAAATATCTGCTACCACGACAAGGTGCTTTTTGTGGCGCAGGATATTGACCTGATCGCAGGGCTGATGTGCTACATCCAGCTCAGTTTTTTAGGCTGTGCTGGATATGTAGTCATCGGGAACACCATTACAGAACCAAGCACCGCGTATGATCGCCGTGGGCTGCTCCCAGCGGGGCAGCAAAGCAGGATTTGGTACACACCGTTCTTTTCTACGGATATTTGGTATCTGCGCCGTCAATGGGCGCAGATGGAACTTCTTATGAAGCCGGTCTGCCGTCAGAGCGAGCAGGCAGAGCCGGAATCTCAAAAGGATGATGCTGCACCGCCGCTGTGCGAGACCAAGACCGGGCAGCTCACATTTTTCTAAAACCATGGAGGAAAATAAATCATGGCAGAAATTACGAACATTGCGTGCAGGAGACTGCATCCGCACCCTGACAACCCCCGCAAGGAACTGGGGGATTTGACGGAACTTGCCGCCAGCATCAAGGAAAACGGTGTGTATCAGAACTTGACCGTAATCCCCGGCCACTATCTCAACAGCCGGGAGTACATCGCAAAGTGCGTTGACGAGGGCGGGGATGCAGCCGCAGCAGCGGCAGCATGGACACCCAAGGCCGTGTGGTCCAGCGAGGACTACACCATCATCATCGGCCACCGCCGGGCGGCAGCAGCGCAGCAGGCAGGGCTGTACGAGCTGCCCTGTGCCATCGTAGAGATGGACGAGCGGGAGCAGCTGCAAACCATGATGATCGAGAATATGCAGCGTACCGACCTGACCACCTATGAGCAGGCGCAGGGCTTCCAGTTGATGCTGGATCTGGGCGACACGGTGGAGCAGGTGGCATCCAAGTCCGGCTTTTCCCAGTCAACTATCCGCCGCCGGGTGAAGCTACTTTCTCTTGACCGGGATGCGTTCCGCCGGGCAGAACTTCGCGGCGCCACTCTTTCGGACTACGCAGAGCTGGATAAGATTGAGAGCGTTGAGGACAAAAATAAGGCGCTGGAAGCTCTTGGCACTCAGAACTTCCGCCGGGTGATGCAGGAAGTTCTGGAAAATCAGAAGTGGGAACACCGCAAGGCTGAATGGATTGCAGACCTCAAGAAATTTGCAATCGAAGACCCGAATGCTACTTATCAGACCCACGAACACGTTACCGGGTACAGCAAGTGGAACATCACCAAAGATGTTGTTGTGCCGGAAGATGCCGACAGCGTAGCGTACTGCTACAAGGTCAGCCAAAATCAGATTGACCTCTACAAAGAGCGTGATTTAGAAAAGGAGAATGCGGAAACGGCCAAGCGAGAGGAAAAGCGGCAGCAGGAACAGCTCTACAAGGATCAGCTTGCAGCTCTCACGAACTATATGTTCGAACTGCGCCGGAACTTTGTGACGCAGCTTTCCACGGCAGAGTGCAAAAAACATCTGGGCGAAATCGTCCGCTTTGCTGTGGATGCGTTCGATTCAAATTACGATGGCGAGTTGACAATCAAGCTGCTTGGCGTTGCTCCCCCGGAAACGGACGGCGTTGACCTGCTTGATTATCTGGAAAGCACTTCGGTGTTCAGCGACCAGCCGGAAAAGGCACTGCTCTCCTTGGCCTATTCGGCTGCTGACGATGGCAGCAACGGATACTGGGGCTGGGTCTGGAAACCCGACTACCAGAGTGGCGGGTACGGCTGGGAGGAAAACGGCAGTCTCGACGCTATTTACACTCTGCTGGTAGCCTTGGGCTATGAAATGTCTGACGAAGAAAAGGCGTTGCAGAACGGAACCCATGCCATCTTTTCCACCAATGCCCCTAAAAAGGCAGATGCGCCCTGCGACCGTTGCAAAGCGGCACACCCGAACTGCGATAAGTGCTGCAAAGCCTGTGATGAACCTTGCAATGCCGCTCAGGCTTGCAAGAAAGACGAAGAAAGGACGGAAAATAATGACTGAGAAAATTATGGGTGCTATCTCTGTTTCTGCACTGGAGCGTTTGGAGCAGAGCGCAGTGAAGCTGAGCCTGATTACTTTTTGCCTGCGCCATGAAGAACTCAAGGCCGCCCCGGATGCGGCAGAGATCCACAGCATCAAGTCTGACCTGAGCCGGGCATTGCAGGAGGTCAGCGCCAATGCTGCCGCCTGCGCGCTGAGCGGCGGCATCCCGGAAAAGGCAGAGGCAAGCCCCCCTGCGGGGGCAGAGCCTAAGCGTGTCCAGCGGAAAGAAATCCACAAGGGCACGGCCTATGGCGTCCTGCGCCTGCGTTGCCCGAAATGCGGCGACGTGTTTGGCCGGTTCCTGCGGGAACCAAGCGCCAGCGTGACATGCCGCTGCGGCGGGG